GGAATGATTGAAGGAACAAATAGAACAATTAATTTATATAGGGGTGGTACTTATAAGTTTAAGATTAATGCTCCTGGACATGAAATATATGTCACAACAGATTCTGGTCAATACTTCACTCCTGGTGCGTTCTTCGGTGAATATTTACTTGGTGTTAATAATACTCGTGCTGAAGTTGGTCTTGGTGATCAATTAGAAGGAAACGTTGACGACAAATGGGGTTTAGACGACGATGGTGTTGAAAAATTTGAAACTTTAACTTGGACTGTTCCTGAAGTTGCACCAGACACAATGTATTATCAGTGTGCTTGGCATGCTTCTATGATGGGTCAATTTAATATCCTCGATTTACCTGTTGTAAATGCTGGTGAAGATATTACTGTTTACTTCCATCATGGTCAAGATAACATGTACACTCCATTACACATTCTAGACAAGATTGTCGTTGATAATGGAACTGGACCTAATTTCTTCCAAATACAACCTACTCCTGAATACCCATTCCCAGTTAAGGGAACTCAAGCTGATTTATTATTGCTTGGAAATGCATTAACTGCTACTGGACCTGGATCAATACCTAATATTCAATCAATGGATATCGAATTAGGTACAGTACAATATATCGATCCATTTGCAATGATTCCTGGTATTGGTTCTGAGCAGTTCTTAGTGACTAACGATTTCAGCGGACTTGCAAAAGTTTATATTAGTGTAGATATTGATTATCGTTCTGATATTGAATTATCAAATGTTTCGTTTAAAGAAGTTGTTTGGACAGAAACTGGTTCATGGACTGTTGAAGGCGGAACTGCATTTACTAGCGATACCGACGCAGCACATATCGAACAAATTGTTACTGGTTCTATTACGGATGGTGTAACTTATGAAATTCAGTATGATATTATTGAGTCGTTTAAAGATAACTTCGGTGCTGAAATTGGTTCATTAACTGCAGAGTTGAGAGGCGATGCGGTTGTTCAAGGAACTGCGAACACCGCAGTTGGACATTACACAGAAACGTTAGTTGCTCCTAATAACACAACATTACTGAGATTAGTTAATTCTGGTAAAGGTAAGATTGATAACGTTTCTATTAAAGAACGTGTTACTGGGCAAAATGCTTGGTCATTGGGCGAGGGTTGGACTTCTGATATGTTAAAAGCATACATTGATGGTTCAATCGCATCTACTACTGAAGTTTCTCAATCGGTTGCTATTGAAACTGGAAAATTATACGAAGTTAAATATAACTTAGGTAATGTTGATGATAATGACAATGGTATGTCAGGTCGTTTAAGAGTTGCGTTAGGAACTAATCCAAATAACTTAATTTCAAACTGGAATTTTGATATCACAGATCCAGTTCTTGTTAATTGGGGTGTGAGTGGTTCTGATGTAGTTATTAATGGTGATAAGTTATCATTTAATTCTTCAACCAACGGTACTGCCGAATACACATTTGCAAGTGCTATTGTTGGTGGCGTTAAATATGAAGTTTCTATAGATGTTGATTTAGTGGAAGATAATATTCTGAATTTCCAAGCAGGTCCTGGACCGACGGCAACTCATTCCCACACGTTCCAAATGACTCAATCGGATGCTGAATGGTTACAAGAATCAGCAGGAAATTCATTAACATTCACTCAAACAGATGGATATCATGCCGATTCATATACTCATGACTTCACAATAATATGGACAAACATTGGTGGAGTGCAAGGTTATTTCATCTCAGAACAAACAAATCCAGAAGGACACGATGAATTAACATTAGTTTCGACTACTATTAATAATCCGTCAGTTGAAGTTATTATTAATGGCACTTCTGTTGGGACTGTTACATCTAGTGGCATTACCCATATTAACTTTATTGGTGTTCCGACAACCACATTAACGTTGAAGTTTAACGATACTGGTGCTGTTAATTCAATTAAATTAGTTGAAGAAAACATTGCTGCTATTGATTATAATACTGATGGACTTAATCAAGATGGTGAGAAGACATATCACGTAAGAGCTGGTTCATACGATACTAAGATTCACTTTATTGGCGATATTGACGATAACCCTGCAGAAGAAAATAATCCATATTATTATAATATCGGTTTTGAGGGATCTATTGATAACGTTTCAGTTAAAGAAGTTGTAGAAAGTTGGACTTTCGCATCACAATCTGGTGGTGAAGCATATGTCGACCTTAATACTCAACAGATTTATACTGCTGGTACTGGAACAGAATCTCGTGGCATTGCTCATATTACGTTCGAAATGACACTTGATATGAATTATAAGGTTGCATTTAAAGTCGACCGACCTACAGATTCAGTAATTAAGTTAGGACCAACTCCTGATAGTTCACAGTACGGTCAATTAGTAATTGAGGACGTTACAACTGGTGGCGTGTTTGACGAGCAACGTGAATTTGTATTCACTGCTCCAGTGAGCGGTATTGCTTACTTAACTCTTGCTACTACTGGTAATGGATTTACATATTGGGATGATATCTCAGTTAAATCAATTCCTTCACTTTCTTCCGATGAGTATTTATTACTTGCACGTTCAATGAACATTTTAGGTGTTCCGATTGGTGGTGAAGCAAGATGGAAGCAGGCTAATTTAGATTTAGAAAATCAAGACTATACTGGAATGCCAACTGCAGGTCATCGTACACTAGAATCGTTTGGTGAATCTATTATTGAAGATTACTATGATGTAAATAGACGTGGAAACGAAATTATGAATCCTCCTATTTCATTATCAGAAATAGATAAATTTGATGGATTCAGATTTGTTGATGAAATCGTTCCAAGTTGTACTACTGATTTCGGATTTGATACTTATGCAACAGAAGTTCTTTGTGAAACTGTCGTTGGTGTTTGGAATCCAACCGTTCCGGCATATTGTACGAATGGTGATTATGTAGACGAAGTAGAATGTGAATTACCATTTGGAACTTGGACTCCTGAAGGAGACGGTTCTTGTTCTGATGCACAATGGACTTCAGAATATTACTGTTTAGCAGAAGGAACTTGTTCAGATCCAACATATTCATTTGAAACTTTCTGTCTTTCTGCGGGTACTTGTACGAATACTGCATATAATGACGACCAAGGTGGTTGTTTAGCAGAAGGAACTTGTTCAGATCCATTAATTAGTGATCAGACTTCTTGTACTGATGCGGGCGCTGTATGGACTAGTGCTGGAAACGTATGGACTAGTGCAGGAAATACTTGGACTAGTGCAGGAAATACTTGGACTGCGGGTGACCCAGCATTCTGTTCTGACGGTGTTCAAACATCAGAATCAACTTGTATAGGTCCAAGAGGTACTTGGGTTATAGAATCGTTTGAAAATTGTAACACATCAATTGCCGACTTAGTTGTTGATAATCAAGTAGATTGTGAAACTCCAAGAGGTACGTGGGATTCAACGGTTGTTGCGGCAATTAATGGCGACACTGTTACAATAACTGGTGATGGTATTGATACTACATATGAAATAGAATTAGGTGGTGTTCTTCAAGTTGCGACGAATGTTAACTTACCTTATAAGGTTTCATTTGTAGTTAATCCTGTGACTCCATTAGGTCTTCAAGACTTAATGGTAACAAACGCAGACGGCGACTCTGCTACCTTTGTTGATCAATTCTTAGTCGAAGATAGATTGAGAATTATCACCGTTCATACTCATTGTGACACAACAGGTGCAACTGCATCGTGTCATTTTGATATTTATGGTGCTGGGTTCATTCCTGGAGATACAGTGGTAGAGTTTATAAGCACCGATGGTGGAACAGACTATAATATGACCGAAATGGGACAAGTTATAATTAACAATGCTGGATACTTAACTTTGGTACACACGGATATAATTCCAGGCACATATGATGTTAGGGTGACTAACTTAGACGGTCAAACGTTCACTGAAGTTGGTGATGTATTAATACCATAGTAATTACACGAAAAGGAAAACATCTATTATAAATAGTTGTATAATTTATAAATATAATCAAGATCGGGAGTTCCCGTTAAGATTAATTTTTGGAGATAACAGACAATGTCAGTAACATTATCAACAATATCAACAGCAGTTGACCAGTTTAACGATATACCAGATATCACTTTTAATAGTATCGATATTACGGAATTTGTTGAAGAAGTAGAAATATATACCAACACCCCTGCGGTGATGATTCCGACAAAATTGAATGCTATGGCATCCAATATCAAAAGTTGGTTGAATGATACTATTGCTACTCCATTAGAAGACCAACAAAATACGTTTAAAAACGAAGTTGTTGTAAGAACAAATACTGCTATGAATGCAGTTGAAACTTTCATGAACGATGAAGTTGCTGGGTTTGTTAATACTGTTTTCATTCCTTGGGCAAACGATGCTGGAGAAATCCTTTCTACCGCTTCTAATTTATTAGAAACTAACGTAGTCACTCAAATGTCTCAGTTACAAACTGATTATACTATTCACGTTCAAAGTCAAGATGCTATTATTCAACAAGCATTAGACGATATCCTATTAAATTTAGCACAATACACTTCTGGTGCTGCAGATTCTGGTTATTCGGTCCATCAAACAAACGAATTATTATACGATTTAACAAAAACTCGTGAAATTGGTTTTGGTGACTACAAATATACTTCTGACGGACAAATTGCTTTTGCTGAAGAAGGTCCTAACGTTACTCACCACATTGCTTATTCTGCTGCAGGTTCTATTATGTCGTTCGGCGAATCAATGCAAATTGTTGGTGAACCGTATCCATTTGTTCAACATCTTAAATTAGATTTAGAAGCTAGCACAGGTTCTACTTCTGTTGAAAAAATTAAAGCATACGATATATTCAAAACAATTGACAGTCTTGAAGTTGCAACATTCCGTGCTACTGGTCACGAATCCAATGGAGAACCTGCAACTGATTTAACTATTTTAAATAATACTTCTATTCCTGATGTAGATAATCCAGAATTAATCATACGTAGAGGTACTTCAAATGCATTGCTACTTGGTGGTATTGATACTGGAGATTTAGTTAAGATTTCTAATCTTGACGGTTCTGTTTACAATGGTGGAGTTGTTAATCAATACGGTTCTGATTATGAAACAATCATGTTCACACCTAATTCTTCTTATTGTCATGACTCAAACTCTTCTTTAACTGGGTTTGGCGTTACTGCAGATTTAAACGCTTCTGGTCTTGATTCTGACGGTGGTGTTTATGACGACCCTACTAAGTGTGAAAATTCTTTTGAAGAAAATACTGCTTTATTAAACGATTTCTCTAGATCTTACGAATATGCAATTTCTGGAGAATCATATATATCTGATGTTTCAGACGGTTTGACATATAAAGTGTACATTTCAGCAGATGCTGGTGCGGTAGACTCATATGCTTATACGATTGACTCAAATACAACTTTAGGTACTGGTGCAATTTTCAATGCAGTATATGACGATGGTGTATCTGATGTTACGATTACTAATAAAGGAACTAAATATTCAGACAATACATTTGCAAGAGCATTTGATTTAGGTGCTGTAGACATTCCAAATTCTACCGAAACTAAAGCAATTGCAACATTTACATTAGTAGATGGAATGATTGATTCAGTCGCAGTTCTTAATGGTGGTGCTGGTTATACTGGTTATTGGAACGTTGAAGTAGACGCAGTTCCAGGTGCTGATACACATACACACAATTTACAATTATCCCAAGCAGACGTAAACTTAATTATGAGCGGAACTTCGGTGGTTTCAACCACAGTAGACGCTGGTCACTCACACGACATTACTATTACTTGGAATGAATTCATGGAGAGATTTGAATTCACTGCAATGACTGGTGATCATACTCATCCAGGATCTTCCGGTTACACAGTTAATCCAACAATTACTGTAGGATTTTCGACTTCCACAGGTTCTGGTGCTGCAGGTTATGTATTACTTACAGAAGCTGGTGCTTTACATAAAGTTGTTATCACGACTCCAGGTTCATTATATGCTATTTCGGACACCATTACAATTACTGGTGGCGGAGAATCAACAGGTGCAGGTGTTCAATTATCATTCGCAGGTGGTGGAATCAATTCTGTTGCATTAAGCACTCAAGGTACTGGATACACAGATACCACTGCTAAAACTGTGTCGGTTAATATCCAAAACAATGCATTTAACCCGAGCACAATATCTGCCAACATTGGTGATACTATTTCATTCACTAACCTAGATATTGGTGCTCATACTGTTACAAACCCTGATGGGGCATTTGATTCTGGAGATATTCCACAAAACGCTACATTCTCATATATAGTAACAAAAGATACAGAATTAACAGATAAGTACGATATTACTGATAATAACTCTGCGGCAGTTGCTACTCTTTGGGTACGTGAAAATACCGTATTCGTTGATATCGCAACATCGACTGGTGGTGGTATGAGAGGTATTGCAACTGTAAATGCTTCTGGTAATATTATTAATATTGCAGTTGATCGTCCAGGAAAAGGATATCTTGCTTCAGACTCAGTAACAATTATTGATGTATCTGGTCCAGGAGAAGGAGCTTATGCTAATACAATAGCAAACCGTTCTGTTGCTGAAGTAACAGTAAACTCTAGAGGTACAGGATATTCTCAAGACACAGAAATTATAGTATTTGACCCAACTGGATACCCAGTTTTAGACCAAAATGGTGCTGAAGTTGGACGTACATATGGATCAGGTGCGGATTTGAAAGCAGAAATAACATATATTGCTGTTGATGAATTTTGTTCTGATTCCGCTTTTGGAACTGAACTTGATTGTACTAATGCTGGTGCTACTTGGTCTCCTGCAGTCACTGTTGGTGAAATCGCAGAAGTTAAAATTAATAGATCTGGTGCTGGTTATGCAGACGTTCAATTAATTATCAACGACCCTAAAGGTGCAGGTGCTGGCGCAACTGTAACCCCAGATATTAATAACGTTATAGAAGACATTGATGTTGTTGCTCGTGGTTCTAATTACGACAATCCAATTATTATTGTTACCGACCCAGGAGGAACTGTTGGTACAGATTCCACAAACACGGTAGGAATAGACTTTGCTGGAACTGTTGTATTAAACAACGGAATCGGTGGAGCAACTATTGTTGAAGATTGGTCAGAATATATTGCTTCAGGAACAAGAGTTATTGTTCTTGATACTCATGACGAACCTACTGGTTTCGGTGCTACAGGTGTTGTAACATTAGGTTCTGCTGGAAACGTTTCAAATATCGTTATGACTAATCCAGGAACGGCATATAAAATTCCAGTGGTCATAGTTGCTGGTCCAGTCAATTATACTGGTGCTTCGATTACTGATGCTAATACAGATTTAGCACTTTATGGACCTAAAGGTAATACGGATGACTCTCCATTCAGTGCAAATAACTCTGCAGGTAGTAATATTAAAAACGGAGTTATGGTACAATGGGAAAATTACAATGGACATACACTTAACGATTCATGGGAATTCACTTTGCAATCTTGGAAGAAAGGTACTCCTGATGCATTAGTATATGAGTCTTCTAGGTTTGATGGTGCAATGAACAACATGAAAGGTGTTATAACTTTGAAAGATGTTTGGGATGTATAAGATTTATTATAAATAATTAAAACGTATATTTAAGAAGGAAAACGCAGAAAATGGATATTTTAACACTAGGTAAAATGAACCAAATGTCGAAAGACTTGAACACAACGATGGAATATCTTGCTAATTCTACGTTTGAGGCTTTAAATGATATTTGTGGAACTCAAACGGAAATTGTCTCGACTCAATCCGGATCAGTAGCATGTCTTGAAGATACTACTCAAACTGGTATTGACGCATTAGTTGCAGCAGGCGGCGGTGGTAATGGAACTCAAGAAGTATATTTCTTTAATGAAAATGCTAAAGGGTGTCATTGCTTTAATGGTTGCGCAGACACTTGGACTGTTCCTAATGGAACTAAATCAATTACATTCGAAGCATGGGGTGGTGGTGGCGCAGGCGCTGGACATTGTTGTCAAGGTTGTTGGTGTGATATTGCATCTTGTGGTTCTCAAGGTGGTGTTTATGCAAGGAAAACAATTTGTGAAGGACAAGGCGATTTCGCAGAAGGAGATGTATATAATCTCTGTGTAGGAAATGGTGCAAATGCAAATGGTGGTGGCGGTTGTTGGCAAGGTTGTTGTTGGCAAATTCGTGGTTGTGCATCATACTTGACTGGTAATGGATTATCTAACTTCTGTGCTCCTGGTGGTGCTGGTGGTTATAACCTATACTGTACATGCAGATGTAACGCTAACCATTGTTGGTATGAAACTCCTCAGTGTTTAGGACTATGCATGGGACAAAACGTAGACTTTGCAGCTACTGCAACAGGAAATCAATTCTATAAGATGCGACATAACTGTGACTGTGGTTCTAGATATACTCAAACTGGTTCTTCATACGGACTTAGAAATGACATTATGCAACATATTGAAGATTCAATGTCTTGGTGTGGTTGCGAGACAAATTGTCAGGCATATAGATTTGCAGGTGGCGGTATGAATATGCAGAAATCATATTGTGGTAATGCACTATGTGGTGGTTGCGTGGGATCTCCAGGACATTCTGGATTAATTAAAATTTCATATTCATAAGGAGAATTCGAGATGAGTGAAACATGGAAAGAAACGGTTAATGTAGATTACACATACGATTGTCCTACACATAACTACTTGGATGGTTGGGATAAAGTAGAGTCTATTACTGAAAATTATAACGGTCCTGCTAGATTAGTTGCGCTTATTGATAAAGAAACAAGCTTAGTTGAAGTTGTTTTACGTGAATGGGAAGCATATGACGGTAGACCAAATAGACTTAACTGCGACACTGTCGTAGTAGACTGTTCTAAAGATGCATTGTTATGTGAGGTTTTATCTGATTATCATAATAATCATTTAGACGCAGAGGATGCAGTTGATACTAGAGAAATTAGAAGTATTGCCACTCCAGAAGGATTTAATGAATTCACATGGCCGTATCCACATCACCCCGATGCGTTATACGACGATAGAAAAACAACGTATGATAAATCTACTAAAGAATTTGTTTTAGTTAAAAATACAAATGAAGACATTATCGGTGCTGGAGATTGGGATACAGTTAGGTCATTAAGAAATGAAATTCTACAAAACACTGACGGTTTATTAGCAACCGATGCACCCGCTTCTGTTACATCTAGTGCTACTGAATATAGACAAAAGTTAAGAGATTTACCAGAAAGTTTATCAGATGTTGATGTGATTTTTGTACAATCATCTTTCCCGACAAACGATTTGGGTATTTAATTAAAGAATTATAGGAAATAACAATGGATATTTTAACACTAGGCAAGATGAACCAAATGGCAAAGGACGTGGACACCACGTTGGAATATCTTGCCAATACAACTTTCGAAACTTTAAGGGATGTCTGCGTAGTTCAAGCAGATATTTGTTCTGCTCAGGCTGGTTCGGTGCAGTGTCTAGAAGACACCACTCAAGCGGGTGTTGATTCATTAGTTGCTGCTGGTGGTGGTTCTAAACCACCTGAAGAAATGATGTTATGGAACACGTGTCATTGGAGTAACGACAACGGTGGTTGCTGTCTGAATTGGACTGTTCCTGATGGAACTAAAGCAATTAAATTTGAAGCACAGGCTGGTGGTGGTTCTGGTGGACCGAGTCAATGTTGTATGATTGGACAAGGTGGTGGTACTGGTGCATTTACTAGTAAAATGATATTTGAAGACCAAGGACATTTTAATTCCACTCCTGGATCAAATTCATCTTATTCCTTATGTTCTGGTGGAACCACTTCATGTTCATGCTGTACTTGTTGTACTAGTTTAAATGGTTGTGGTAGAAGAGGTTATACTTCTTATGCTACTGGACCTGGATTATCTAACTTCTGTGCAGAGGGCGGAAATCCTGGGTATAACAGATGTTCTACTTGGTGTTACTCTTGTTTCTTCCCATCACAATGTGATTACGGTTGTAGTTCAAGACCAGCAAAGTGGTATGGTGGCGATTATGGTTTCTGTGGAGTTTCTGGAACATTACATGAAAGTCAATATTGTTGGAACGATAAATATTCTCAAGCAGGTATTGCTAACGGTGGACCATTTAATGTGAGTTCTGCTACTGGTCGAGATGGTTGTAGAACTGGACACGGTTGTTGTAATCACCCATCTATTTTCCCAGGTGGTGGTGGTGGAACACCGTTCGGACACGCAAGTTGTTGTTGGGGCGGTTGGGGTGCTTCTGGTCTCTTGAAAGTAACATACTGGAAATAATAGAATTGGAGATATGACAAATGAGTAATATTAAAAAAACGATCGATTATAAATTACCAAATAAATGGATGTCAACTTCTGACTCTGAGGGTAAGAAGTCGACACAAGAATATAATGGTCCAGAAAGTTTAACAGTATGGATTGGTATAGAAACTAACGAAGTTGAAGCAGTGTACGATTCAACAGCAGTGACCGAGATGCCTATGCCTTTAGATATGGTTCAGGTCGATGTCGACTGTAACGCAATGACATTACATTGTATGGTACTTTGGGGTGGAGTTGAAGAACCGATTCATTATGAAATTCCAAATGGACCAGCTAGTGAGTTAAATCCCACAGTTGCTGACCCAACTCATGTTTCGGAAGTGTATGATTACTATTCTGTGACTAGAGGTTATAACCAAAAAACCAAAAAATGGGGTTCTGTTAAATATTCAACTCCTGATGAAGACGATATCGTTACACCTGAGATGACAAGAGCAAGTAGAAATTCGCTATTGGAAACATCAGATGCGAATGTGAGTCCAGACATGCCTGAGGGAATAAAAACCGAATGGTTAGATTACAGACAAAAGTTAAGAGATTTGCCTGAAAATTGGGACTTAACAAAACCACATCTAATAGTATTACCACAGGCACCAGACGAAATCAATGCGAGTTCAGAAGTTGACTGTTCAGACGATGATGCTGATTGTACTGCTACATTTACAACTGTTGTGAAAAAAGTGCCAAAAGCGGTGATGGATCAATTGTAAAATTAAAGACAAATTAAACGGAAACCCCTTAATTGGGGTTTTTTATTGCTTATAAATAATTTTGTATTTTGGTTGACTTTTACATAAGAGTATAGTATAATAACACTATAATCTTTAATTTTATATTATTAACAAGTGAGGTGAAAAATGAGCAATCGCTCTAAGGCGTTTTTTATAAACGGTGGTGCAGGTCGTGTACTATGTTCAATTCCAGCATTGGAAAAATATGCTGAAGAATCTGGCGATAAGGACTTTATTATTGTTGCAGAGGGCGGAATGCAATTTTATAGAGGACATCCGATATTAGGTAGTCACGTTTACGAGAATTGGCATAAAGGTCTTTTTGAAGTCCATTTAAAAGATAAAGACATTGTTTCTCCAGAACCATATCGAGTCAACGAATATTTCAATCAAAATTGTAATCTTGCTCAAGCATTTGATATTCAAATAAACGAATTGGATGGTCCACGTGAATTAGTCGACCCATCTTTGCATTTGAATAAAATGGAAATGATTCAAGGTTATAATACAGTTCAAGAAATAAAAGCAACTACTGGAAAAAATAAAGTCGTTGTTATTCAACCTTTTGGTCGTTCTGTGGAAAAAGTTGGTGAATTTCTTGTTGACCCAACTAGTAGATCTATTGAATTACAAAATATAATTAATATTATTGAAAAGTTGAGAACAGAATATGCTGTGATTGTTATGTCTGAGCATCCTCTTCAATTACCAGACAATGAAAAGAATCCAGTCGCTACATTGCAAATACCAGATCTAAGAATATGGGCATCTATTATAAATTCGTCAGACCATTTCCTCGGTTGCGATTCCGTAGGGCAACATATAGTAAAAGCGTTAGGTAAAACAGCAACTGTTGTGGTTGGTTCGACATACCCAGAAAACATTTCATACCCAGATTTTGAAGATTTTGATATTATAGATATCGGTTTAGGGAAAAGAAATTACAGTCCTATTAGAATTTCAATGGACGACGAACGTGATAGGTTTAATGATGATGTTATTATGATGGATGAATTTCAAGAAGAAACAGTTGTCGATTCAGTTAAGTCGTTTATGGGTGAATCTGAAAAATTTAAAGGTGCTTATACTCCACCTCAACAAACTGGTGGTTGTGGGACTATTCCGGCATCTGACGGTATGCCAGAGTATAAATTTAACACACAAAATTTGTTAGGAGAATTATAATATGAGTCAGTGGATTGCGGGAATTGCTAGAGGACATAACGGTGGTGTATGTTTATTGAAAGACGGTGAAGTAGTTTTTGCTATTGAAGAAGAACGATTAAGTAGAATGAAATATGATGGTGGTCCATATGCATCGATGATGAAGATTCTAGACTATACTGATAAATTAGATTATTTAGTCATTTCTCATACGCAACCAGATGAAAGTAGAGTCGATTTTAGTGGTGATACCGTATATCAAGGTCTTGCTAGGAAGATGAGATTGATTGACAATGCCCAAGAACAAGTGTTAGATTTACATAAATGGCATCATAAATCTCATGCCGCCTGTGCATTTTATCGTTCTGGTTTTGAATCTGCCTGTGCTGTTATCGTTGACGGTGCTGGAACATATATACCAATGAATATGAATGGTGTTGAGGAAACGACTTGGGAATTGGAATCTATTTTTAGTTGTAATTACCCCGATAAATTTAAAACCATTTATAAACATCAAGGTGGTAGAGGTCCTTGGGGTGGAGTTAGACTAGAAATAGATAGCGAACGTGAAGGAGAAGAAGGAACTCACGAATTAGTCCTTGACGATACTGCTGGTATTGTAAAAGCGTATGAGGCAGTGACTCAATATTGCGGTTGGAGTCCTATTGAAGCAGGAAAGACTATGGGTCTATTCCCTTATGGTAAACCTAATGACGAAATCCCCGATATTTACACAGATGGTGGTGGAGGTTTATGGAAAACTACAGATAGAAATCTTATTATTCCAACATACCCTAATGGGGCATTAGTTAATTCTGGACGATATGAATCATTAGCAACTTCTGAAGAGGATTTAAAAGGAGATGTCACATTACTACAAAACCGTAGGGATTTGGCATATGCGGTACAGACCGAATCTCAACAAATGGTTTTAGATTTAATACGTAAAGCAGTGAAAGAAACTGGAGAAAAGAATGTAGTTATATCTGGTGGTTATGGATTAAACTGTGTTGCTAACTATTGGTACTTAGAGCAGTTGAAAGACGAAGACATTAACATATACGTTGAACCAATTTCAAACGATGCTGGTACAGCAATGGGTGCAGCTTTATTAGTACATCACTCCATTAATGGTGACCAAGTTCAACGACCTTTTGCTGAGTCGCTTTACCTTGGTCCAGTTCAAGAACAACCTACTGAAGAGATTATAGAAATTGCTAAGAATTATGGCGCTACTGGGGTTTTTGATAATCAAACACCCAAAGACGCAGTTGATTTAATTTTAAAAGGTAATATTGTTACCCTATTCCAAGACCGTTGTGAGAATGGTCCAAGAGCATTAGGTAATCGTTCAATTCTATATGACCCAAGAAGTCTTGATGGTAAAGATTACGTTAATAGTGTTAAACATAGAGAATACTTTAGACCGTTTGCTGGTTCGATTTTACATGAGCATGCTGACGAATGGTTTGATATGAGAGGTTTAGAAGAATCTCCTCATATGATGTATGCTATGAATTGTCAACCAGGAGTTGAAGAAAAGATTCCCGCTATCATTCATGTAGACGGCACTTGTAGAATCCAAACGGTTAAGGAACACCAAAACCCGATATATTATGAAATGATTAAAGAATTTTATGACCGAACTGGTGTACCAATTCTATTTAATACTTCATTTAACTTAGGTGGTGAACCTTTAGTTGAAACTCTCGATGATGCGGTAAGAACGCTTAAAGATAGTGATATTGAATATTTGTATATTCCTCATAACGGGTTGATTATTGAAGTGAAGAACAAATGAAGAAACCCAACATCATAGACGAAAAAGAAACTTTTAGGATAAATGAAAATTGCAAGATTAATATTATTTCAATCGGAGATTTACCTGCAGTTATTATAGATGACGTTTATGTAAATCCGGAGTTAGTTAGGGATCTGTGTTTAACAAGTCCTGCGACTAGTCAGAACAAGATGAAGGCTGGGTTAGAAGGACAAAGAGTTCATGCTAAATTAGATTTATCTAGTATTTCTAAATTATGGTGGGAATTAACAACTAGTACATTTCATCACGCTAGGAATTGGTCATATGAATCCATTTTAAAAGA